CTTCCCAGTTCCACGGTAAGGAGTCCGTCGGCAAATGTGACCTGTCGAACTTCCGTATCATCTGCGAGCGTCCACGACCTAGAGAAGTTCCGTCTAGCAATGCCTCTATGGATACAGTTGCATTCTTCGGTCTCTTCTTTGCGATTAGACTCCACAAATAATTTTCCTTGTTCCGTATATACTTTGATTTCTTCTTCTTTGAATCCTGCGAGTGCGATTTCGAGTTTCGATTCAACATCATTTACCTCTATTAGATTATATGGTGGATATGTTGCACTGCCTCGAATGTCGTTTATCTTATCGAAGTAGCTTTCTAATCCTATGCTATGTTTTGTGATAGCGTCAAAAAGTGCGGGGAGGTCTGCAGCACTATACCTTTGAATGTTCATGGTTGTCTCCTTTTAAAGCGAGTTGTAATTGTGTGACCCTTTCGGCATCACACTATTACTTATAACACTAGGGAGAATTTAATGGGTGCGGTTAATCCACCAATTTTTTAGCGATACCATCACCACACTCCTTACCAAATAGTTGTGGTAAGAATCCTTTCCACTCATATGGCATTTTGCCATTGAGTTTCATTTTCTTAAATGCATAATCACATACTAGATCATCAAGTTGTTGGAATCTTTCTTTAGCATCCTCACGTTGTTTGATAACTGCTTCTTCAGATTCACAACCTTTAGTGTAACCAACAAGTTCTGTTGTCTCAAGGTCATCTTTATCTTGAACAAACTTTCTCATGTGAGTCATGAAAGCGTCTTTGATGTAGTCATCCTCTTTGGTGCATAGAACTATAGGGTTAGTGATTCTTTCTTCACCATACTTTAGTTCTAAGTCTAAGAACTCATATGCTTCTGATTTTGCTGCTGAACCTGTAGATATGTGTCTAACGTTTGCTACCTCAGATTCTACCAAAATAGATGATGCTATCTTATCAACTTCTTTTGATTTCCACTGATGTTCAGATCTGTTTACCCATGTCTTGATATCTTCAAGATCATCAATATTGTTTCTTTCTGCCCATCTGACACCACAGTTGATAAAGTCTCTCCTAGTAGCTTCGTCTGATTTTGCATGGTTGTTAGCACTTAACTGAACATGTTCTTTAACTTCGTCAAAGTCATATCCATCTAGTAACTCATATAACCAGATAGGTGCTGATGTCTCTCCAAGATCAGAAAGCTCTATCCACCTATTGAATCCATCCCAAAGATAGTATTTTCCTTTGTGTCTTACAACAATCAAAGGTCTTTGTGTTGGGTCGTATCCTAGATGGAAATCTTTTTTCTTACATCTAGTTCCACCCGCACGTGCTGTGTTAGCATTTTCGTCATCTGGATCGCAGATGACATTCTCATCTATGAAGTCAAGTATCTTAAACTCACCTTCACTTAAACCCCAAAACTCTGGTGCCTCTGCTACTAATGCAGAGAAGATAGGGTTGTTTACTAGAGCGTCCCAATTACCCCCTGCGAAAGGAATAAGGTTTCTAATGTTTGATGCTGCTATAGTCATAATTTATAAAAGTAAATCCTGTATTTGTATATGTAAAATTATATAGGTAAATTTTATAGAAATCAAGAAGAGTGTTACGAGATTGTAACACTCCGTTCTTACTCTTCTTTTTTCTTACCTATGTTGTATTTGGATTCTAATGTCCATTCACCCTTTTCTTTGTAAGATAAAACCTTTATCTGACTCAAAGGTGCTACATCAGATATGCTTTCTTTACTGTTGATAGAAACCAATCCCCAATCACCTAGCAACTGCACTATACGATTTCTGCGTTGCACATCATTCAGAGACAAGTTTGCCTTCTTACCATCAAGAGCAAATAGCTCTTTGAAGTGAACGATATAATATTTACCTTGCTTATGCAAGATGTGACATGACTGATATAATTTCTTTTCCTTTCTGGATGCTACGCCAATTCTTGTCAGTGTTTCTCTTACCTTGAGAAAATCATCTGGTTCACGTAGTCCTACTTCTATCATACTTTCGGTAGTCCACTGGACTTCCTCAGTGATCGCAGTCATCGTATGCCTCCCCTATCATGTTTGTTACGAATGTATTCAAGTTGGGTGTTGGTTAGAAGACTTACTGCGACCTTTGCTTTGTCATTACTATATCCATAGTGTTTTTTAACTAGATCCAGATTGTCAATCTGTTCTTTCTTCAACCAAGGAGAAAACCTTTTCCGTTTCCTCAAAGTATATAGGAAGAAAGAATACTGCATATCCTTGTCAATGTTACTATACTTATTCATCTCATTTGCAAACAAAACAGTATCAAGATGACCTGATAAACACCTGTTTACAATGTATGGTGGGTATGATGAAATTGCTTCTGGATCATCCTCGATTAGATTATCCTTGTTGATGTTGACTGAGTTTAACCAGTCTTTTAATTCGTATTTCATAGCACCATATCAATTCCACTTGATCTATCACATGCCCACCTTACAACTTCTGTCGAATGAAAACGTTCTTTCATATATTCAACTGCATCTAGTGGTTTAGTCTTATAACTGCATGTAAATATATCACACTTTGCAAGATTATATTCTGGCCACGTGTGTATGCTGATGTGACTATCTTTTAACATAGCAAACCCAGTTACACCTTGAGGTTCAAATTTATGTGTTTCTACTTTTAAGTAAGGTGACTTGGCAATGATTGCTGCGTTTACCAAACTGTCATGTATAAACTCTTCTTCATCTAAAAGATTTTTAAAGAGACATCCACGCAAATCAAACAATATATGTTTCACTTGTTTACCTCACGATAATCTAGTTCTGTAGCTATTGCCATGCCGACTGTGTATAGAGCATAGCATCCGCCTAAGAGTATAAAGAGTTCCATTTAGAATGTCCTGATAGGTCCTACAACACCAGTTTTGTTGTTGTTTACTCGATAGATTTGTGTTCTACCATCTTTAGTTTGCACATGAACTTCTTCGCCCATGATAATTGCTGATTGTGTATTAGGTGCGAATGTAGATAGTCCACCTCTACGTGTATTGTAGAGTTGACAGTATCCACTAGGCAACACTCTGACTCCGATACTTTCCATAATTAAGACAAATTAGTTCACGACGTTTTGTTTGGTCTAACATGTATGTTCCTGTAGACCTCATTGTATAAGTATGAGCAAAGTCATACTGATGCCACTCTAGAAATCTTTGAACGATATCTGGGTGGTTATTATATGATATCATAACGTTGCATAATTGCTCGTCCATGATATCTGCAAATCTTGCATGGTCAAAACCTTTATGCATGTCACCTTTGTGACCATAAAGATTATCTTTGATATTGTAAGGTGGATCTGCATAGATGAATACATTGTCCTCATCTGATCCTAGTCCTTCATAAGATAGATTTGTTATCAACCAATCTTTGATTATGTATTCATAGGCAGGAAGTTTTTCAATCCCACGTAATGAGAAGTTGGAATCGCTTGCTTGCGAAGAGAAGGACGATCCTTCAGTGAGACCAGAGAAAGAACACTTGTTAACAATATAAAAGGCAATAGCTCTGTCCTGATCTTTCGCATCCGTGTCATTTACTATCTCCTTTGATTCTAAAAATAATCCTTGTGCTTTGTGTGGTGTATCATGTTTTGTTTTGAGAACTTTGAGATCACTTGCCATCTCCTCTCCACTGCTCTGAAGTTTAGTCCAGAAATTATAGAGTGGTTCATATAGATCATTGACCCATATCTTAATGTCAGGATATTGTTTTGTAATCTCAATTGCCATGCTACCACCACCTAGGAATGGTTCACGAAACTCTGTAATCTCAGCGGGTAACCACTGACATAGTTTGGGAACTGCCCTAGACTTTCCGCCAGGATATCGTAGTGGTGTTTTAAGACTCTTCATTAGGATCTCTTGACTCAAGTTCCATTATAGCATCTACTGGCACCTCATTGCCACCTATGTTATACCAATGTTCAAGGTTTCCTGACTTGTAACTTTTACGTTCTCCAAGGTATTCTAGATCACCATGGAAAGTATGTTCTCTAAGCATTGCCTGTAAGCGATGATGTATTAGTTCTGACTTCTTCATCTTATCACCATGCTTTCTGGATAGAACTGTGATTGAGGAACTTGGAATTGTATGCTCTCTACTAATAGATTTATGTCAGCAGAGATAGCATCATTTGATTCTGCCATCCTACGGAATCCATTTCCAACATATATTTGTCCTGCAAATACAGAAACAGTTGCTGCACCCCAGAACAGATAATAAAATCTGGACTTTACTTGTGCTCTCAGTTTTTCACGTTTAGTCATTTGAATTGACACTCCACCATAATTTCAGTTAATGCTGCTAATAGATTGATCTCTTGGTCAGCAACGAATGCTGATTGATATTGATACTTAGCAATTATCAATACCGCCTGTGGGACACTTGCAGGAGCAAGTGCACCATACAAACTATCATAGACAGTTCGTAAGATAGTATTAGGATCGTTGTCTAGATTAGCAACAATCCATTTACGTGTTGCACCGAAGTCTTTACTCTTCAATGCACCAACAAGTTTTTCTAATCGAACCTGACTTATCTGTGCCAGAATGCCAGTGTCGATAACCCCCGACGCTGCGTATCTTTGCAATTCGTTGAGGGTGCGTCGGAAGTCTGGGAAGAACTTCTGGACGACTTCAGCGACCACAGCATCAGTGAACTGTATATTTTCTGCGGTAAGTATTCCACGACACCTTTCAAAGAATTGTGTAGCGATCTCTTGTTTTTGTTTTCCACGAGTATTACAATCAATAACAGTTGTTCTAGAGTGAAGAGGTTGTATGATCTTGTTCTTAAAATTGCATGTAAATATAAATCTACAATTGTTTTGAAACTCTTCTATAGATGCACGCAATAACAACTGCACATCATGTGTGGTGTTGTCTGCCTCATCTATAATAATAACTTTGTGTTTAGCAGCAGATGTAAGAGATACAGTAGATGCAAATTGCTTTGCAGTATTTCTTACTGTGTCTAAGAATCTACCCTCGTCAGATCCATTGATGACAATGGAATCAACTTTGAGTTCATGACACAATGCCTTAGCTACTGTTGTCTTACCGATTCCTGCGGTGCCACATAGTAGAAGGTTAGGAACTTCTCCTTTGTCAACAAAAGATTTGAATGTATCCTTCAGTTCCTTTGGTAGGATACAATGCTCAATATTCTTGGGGCGATACTTTTCTACCCAAAGAAATTCATTCATAATTTATAACCAATTTGGTTTGCG